CTGGGGCACGGCTCACACGATAGATCAGGATAGCATCTTCCAAGAGTTCTTTCTGCTTGAATACTTTATAAATCTGTTCCAAGATACTACGTCCAAATGGCCAGAACACATCCAAGCCTTCGTTCAGACTGATGTGTACCACGTGCTTGGCATCCAAGCAAACTTCATTCATGGCAGTCATGAAACGACTGTTGCCCACACCGCCTCCGGTGCCACCATTGGGCATGGTGTAGTTGGCGTTGCCTGAGATTGAGCCTGTTACAGGGTTGGTCATGTAGTCTGTGGTGGTTTTGGCTGCCACAGTCATGTTCTGAAAGTTGGGGTTGATGTCACGAATCACATACTGCTCAGGACGCTTGCCTTCTGATTCGTTCACAATCACACGGGCCAGTTTGCTCATGTCTACCCACATCATTTCAAATGTTTCTGGGTCACGCACAAACACTTGATCACCATACTTGATGGTGTTGCGGAACAGTTTAAAAATACGCTGATCCAGTTTGTTCAACTTGATCCATTGTTGCAGTTGTTTTTTGATGATTGACACTTCGTTGTCAGTGGGCTTGTCCACATAATCAACCACAAACGGCGTACCATTTTGCTCATTCATCTGCGTGGAGAACTCAGCAATAATATCTAAACAAGCATTGATCTCTGAGTCCATGTCCATGTTCTCGTATTGATTGTAGCGTTCAACACGGTTGGGATGACCTGAGTAAACTTCGGGCAGTCTTGATGCATAGTTTCGGAACACAAAGTCTGCTGGCATGCCCGCGTCAGAGCCATCGTTTTTGTTGTAGCCAGGCAAGCCAAATTGGTTCCTACCTGAAATAGGGCTCATCACACCAGTGGTGTCTGCTACCTTGAAATATTTGCGCCAGCCGGGTTGTTTGGATTCTGCCATGATTTATTATTTACCGTTAGTCCATGCTTACACGTAACAATCGTGAATTAATGGAATTGGCTTTTTGTTTGCCACGTGCTAGTTGTTGCAGTTTGGCTGCAACGGCTGCATCCATTTCGTTGTTTTGGGCAGGCTGTTCTTTCATTTGTTTGATCACATCTTGTGACACAGATCTCAGTTGTTCAGCAATGTTTTTTGTCACTGTGGTACTGAGTTTGGGCATGGCATCTTTGGACATCAAATCTGGTTTGGGTGCATAATCCAACATGCCACCTATGATGTTTACTGGTACTGCACCGTCCTTGAGTGGTATTTCAAATCCTGATGACTTGCTGGAACGGCGAGCACCTTGAGCTTGGAAAATCCCGCCACGAGCTGCCTTGGGCATGTCGTTTAAGTATTTTTTATAATATTCCTCACGTTCCTTAACATGAGACTGCCCACCATTTACGTATTGTGTAAATGCTTTTACATCTGCAAAATTTCCTGTAAACCGGTTGGCAAAATCCACAGCCGTTTTGGCAGCAGTGTTTATATCCAGCAGAGATTCTGGCTTGTCTGCTGCACCAGCTCGTTGGTAATTTGCACGGCCGGTTAGTTGTATAAATCCCCGACCTCTAAATTTTGCACCATCACCCGGTTCAGTGTTGCCAAGATTTTTTACGCCAAATTTATAACTGGGTGAGTCAGGGCTTCCGCCATACAACAACTCACCTATGCCGGCCACGCCGAGACTAATAGCATCTTTAAGTGTTGCATCAGACACACCTTTTACTCTACCAAATGTCTTTTTTAATCCGTCGACACTGTATCCTAGATTTTCTGACAAAAACTGAAACCCGCCAGTTTCAACAGCAGCCTGTGCCATGATAGCTGCTCGTTTTGTTGGATCAACAATGCCTTGACGTTCTAGTTCGGCCAGCATGGTTTTGATACCATCAGTGGAACTGATCTTTTTAACCAATGGTTCAGTACTGGGTTTGGGTTTTTCTCTTGGGGCGCCTGACAATGGTGCAGGTGGCGGTGGCGTTGCTGTAGGTTCTTCTGTTACAGGTGCCGGTGCTTCTCTTTTGCCAGCACCACCAGGTGCAGGCTTTGCTGGAGGTGGTGCAGCCGCAGGTGCTGGCTTTGGCGGTGCAGCAGCAGGAGGTGCTGGTGCAGCCGCAGGAGGTGCTGGTGCAGCCGCAGGTGCTGGCTTTGGCGGCGGTGGTGGTGGTGCAGCCGCAGGTGCTGGAGAGGGTGCAGCCGCTGCGGCTGGCTTTGAAGCGGGTGGTGGCGCTGTCTTTGGAGCAGGTGGCGGTGGTGCAGCCGCAGGTGGCGGTGCTGGCTTTGGAGCAGGTGGCGGTGGTGCAGCCGCAGGTGGCGGTGCTGGCTTTGGAGCAGGTGGCGGTGGTGCAGCCGCAGGTGGTTTTGCACCTGATATGTTTGCTAATTTTTCTGTGGCTTTGGCAGATGCTTGTGCCACAGTGTTCATAGCCGAAGCAGCAGTTGCAACCCCTTTCTGCATTGCAGCCTGAGTATTCAACATGGTCTTTTGTTGAGCTATGATCCGTTTGCTGGTGTTTTGTTGTACTTGATCCAGTGCTTCACCAGTTTCAATACCTTGGTTTTTACCTTCCTCGGCAGATTTCTCCATGGCGGCAGTGATGTCCTGGTCTCTGGCCAGGGTAGCTTGTCTGGCCGAAACAGTTGACAACAACAAAGAATCATTTTTCTCAACCTTGCCCAGTTGAATACCCATCATGTCGTAGGTGTCGGCAATTTTGGTGTTTATTTGTTTTGTACCTTCAGCATCAGTCATGGTGCCGTTTTGTACTTTGTCTATAATGGATTTGCCTTCTCCCAGTGTACTTCTGGTGAATTTTTGTGCATCCTCGCTGTCTTGAAATCCCGCTGCCGCGGCTCGCATGCCTTTGGCTGCTTCAGGATTTGTGCTTTCCAACATTGCGTTGAAATCTTCTAGTCTCTTGGCTTCGTCTAAATTGCCTGCGTTGCGAAGTTTTTGTAATGTGGCTGCAAAGCGTTGTTCTGCCAGTGCTGAAAGTTGAGCTGCTTGGCGTTCTTTTCTAGTGACACCAGTTGCCTTGGTCAGCTTGTCTTCTTGAATTAGATATTCTTTGTAATCTTCAGCCAGTTGTTTGGACGTTTTGCCTTTGGTACGATTTAACTGCGTCATTAACTTGAGATATTCAAGCCCGCCTTCGTTTTGTTCTTCTTGACTGATGCCAGCGTTTTGCAGTTGTAGACGGAAAGGCTCCATCTCACCAATCATGTCTTCAAACTGTGCTCGACCTTTTTTAACTGATCCACCCATGGTGCTGAGGTCTTTAGCATAGTTGGCAAACATTGCGGCATAATCTTGCATGCCTTCAACCCCAATACCTAACTTCTGTGACGCATTAAATATGTCAGTCAAGCCGTCGGCTGTGGCACCACCTGCTTTGGCCAACTGTTGATAGGTTTTGTATTCTGCATCAGCTTGTTCAGCCACTGCTTTTGCCAGTTCACCCAGCTTGCCTACTACTTTTAAAAGTATACCAATTGTGATACCTATTGGTCCGCCCATTTTTATAAGCATGTCGCCAGCACCATCTGCTGCCTTGGTCGCCCCATCTACAGCACCGTTGAATGCTTTGGCACCTTGTTCACCGCGATAAGACGATGCTATGGTGCTGCCCACAATGTCTTTGAGACCGCCCAGGGCTCTGGTTCCTGACTCCATGATACTGTTAAAGTTTTCAACACCAGTTTCTTGTTCTATGAGTTTTTCACGGGTATGCGGAAGTATTTGACCGGTACGGATCAATTCATCATTTATTCTACGTTGTAATTCTGCGTTGCGATCTTCAGCCATTGTTGGTTACCGGTTAATTGCTGGCCACTGACAGCATGCGATTGTCAATGTCATTGGCTTCACGCTGATATTGTATCAACTGATCCAGTTGTGTTAGCACAGCTTGAGACATTCCTGAATTGTCACTGGGACGTTGTATTTGTTGTACAATATCCATGACCATGCTCTTTAAATCTTCTTTAATGCCCATGGTCATTGACTCACTCATTTCTCCCAGCGCGGCCGCATCAATGTCTGGCTTGGCCATGTTGTCCATGGGTCCAGGATTTCTCATGCTGACTTGAACAGCACCATCCTTCATGGGTATTACTGCTTCGTCTTGCCCACCTTCAGCCAACACCACATGTTGTCCGCCTGGTTTGGCTGGGAATACACCACCCTTGGCTGCAAATGCAATGTCTTGAATGTGCGGTGGGTCCGGCTTTTTAAATGTACCGCCCCATTTTAATCCAAAATCAGCTAGGTTGACTTTGCTGTTTATATCAGCAGCCTGACTACCTGCATCGATGGCCTGTCCACTCCCGTGTGCATTCATACGTCCGCCCATGCTGGCTGGTAATGCAGGTGTGGTAATGCCAGCTACTGTGGGTTTGGTTTCAAGATTGCCACCGGCATCTTTCCACTTTTTATAAAGTCTTTCTTGATCTTCAGGTGGTCGATATGCACTGGTGAGATTTAGTTGTTTACCACCTTTTTTCTGGTAGTCATCTATTGCTGCCAATAAACGTGTCTGAAAGTCGGGTGTGAGTTGATCAAAGTTTGCTCGTTGTCCAGATTCTCCGCCAAACTTCACAAAGTCTTCAACTTTTTTGGGTTTGTCAGCTATTGGTTTAGCTGAGGCTGTTTCTTGTGGCTTGGGTGTTGTTTGCACTGGGGGTGATGCCACAGGCGCAGGTGCTGCCGCAGGTGCTGCCGCAGGTGCTGCCGCAGCGGCTGGCTTTGGTGGTGCTGCCGCAGCGGCTGGCTTTGGTGGTGGTGGAGCAGGTGGTGGTGGAGCAGGTGGTGGTGGTGGAGCAGATGATCTTCTTTGC